GGTCATTCATGTCTTGTCCTTGTACTCTTCTCGTAGTTCTGGAAACTCAGATAGGTAGCGAGTCAGTATATGTTTGTTCTCTCCATTCTCTAACAGCAGGGTTAGCATATCTCTGAGGGCCATCATATTATCTAGATCGATATCTCTTTTGATCTCAGCTATGATTTCATTAATGAGTTCATTCATTTCTTTTTCTTCATTAGCTTTTCCTCAGTCCTTCGTAGTGACCATTCTAAGAATCTGCTAATTAAGTTGCTTATGTATTTCATTCAATCCTCTAAATCTAAAGTGACAATACTGTCTGAGTTATATATGGTTGTTTCGCCATCATCTAGGTACTTGTTATAAGAAGCTAAGAATACTTCCATACGTTTCCAAGCATTATCCATCTGTTCATCTGTAATAACAAATACTTTACTGGCATAAGGTGGTAGTTTCTCTTGAGCAACAAAAGAAAACTCCTTAACCTTGTATCCAGCCTTCTGCATACCTCTACGATACCATGCCGCTTGCATGTCATAGCCCCAATGCTTAACTGAATCAGCAAACTCTTTAGGGTCGCAAGACTTGGTTGTCTTATAGTCAACAACATATATCTCACCAGGAACACTAGCAGTCTTAAAAGGAGGACAGATTAAATCTGGTCTACACTTACAAAGAATCTTATCCTCATACCAGAAGAAACTAGCCTCTGGCAACTTACCGTCTGCTTGTAAATACTGGTTGCAGTCATCAATGATATTGGCCTTCATGCCTTTGATATGGTTTAGCTCTACCTCTTTAATCACGCAGTCATAACGCTCTAACATGTCTGCTTTGTTCTCTTTATATATTTTGGTATAAGGAGAACCCATCAATACAGCTACCTCTTGGTTAAATACTTCCTCGCCCTCCACTAACATATAGTGAGCAGCAGTACCAAAGTTCATAGCATCAGTGGTCTTTTGCACCTCATTAACTGCATGTAATTGCGAATGACCAAACTTACGCAAGGTGCTACTGCTTACGCCTACCTCAGAATGGTATATCTCGTTAGGTATGTCTGCATATATAAGGGCTTCGCCTCTTACTTCTGATTTATAATTCTCTAGTTCTTCTATTTTTTCCATTGTTTATTTTCCTTTTTTTCTTCAGTTACGTTCTTTAGTTCTTCTATTGGTCTTTCTTTCTTTTTAAAGATGCGATCAAACGACTCGTTAAAAGCGTCCTTATCTTTAGTCCTGTCTCTACTGCCTTTACTCATAAAAATGCTTAAACTCCTCTATATCCCATCTATGTTTATAATCTGGCTTGGAAGTTTCCTTCGTCCAAACCTCGTCGTATTGTATTTCTATATCCTCATACACAAATTGATGTGTCAAAGGTATAGGCCAGTATCCTAATTTAGCCTGTAAGTCCTGTAAGTTTCCTGAATAATTCTTATCTGGATTATAGGTAGGAAGATATCCTTCTGTGTTAGCTTTCATTTTACTAAACATTCCCTTGGTATCAAAGTTATCTCTAATAGCAATTAACTCGAAAGGTGTCTGGTCATAAGGCACAAACTTCACGCCGTGTTTATCGTCTTTAGACTCAAATGCGTAGAATCTTATCTTATTACTCATTGTCTCTTATAGTGTCACTAACATGCTTGTAGGCACTCTCAAACATACTGGGGTTATGAGTCCTCACAAATTCTACAAAGGCTTGTAGTCTCTTAATAGCCAGTAGATCATTGCCGAACTCGTAAGAGTGCTTTGGCTCTGGCTTTGTCTTAACAAGGGTATTGATATACTCTTTATTTATAGCTCCTATCATTGCCATTGCAGTATCTACCATGTCATTGTTATCTGCTTTCATTATACTTCTCCAAAAGTTATTATTAAATAATATAGTAAATTGTTTGACATGTAAACATATTTGCTTATACTTAATGTATATTTATTTTATGGAGACGAATATGACAAAGAAAGAGAAACAAGGTATAGAGAAGAATAACGAATTAGCATTTAACCTAGCGGTTGAGATGTTATCTGAGTATGGTAAGAATTGTAATAAAGACGAAGAACAAATGGACCCTTTATTAGGTTCTTACTTATTAGTAAACAATTTAGCAATTGGCCTTATATTTCAAGCCGAGGGATACGAGTCAGAACTTGCTGATATATTAAAGGACGCAATAAATGACGCACAATTTGCAGTCAACAAAACAAAGGAAGCATCATGAGTAAATTAAAAGACTTATTAATAGATGCGGAATGTGCCGCAGAAGAAGTATTGCAAGAAGGTTGCGAGGACTTTCAACAGTTCTGCGACGGCATGAAGAAGCTAAGAGAAGTGTCAGATAACTGGATACTAGAACATGGCCCTCACTTGGAGCAGTCGTGGAGAGAGCATACTGACTCACAATACTATAAGCATAGAGATTAGCATGGATTTAAAAATAGAAAAAAATATTCCAATACCTAAAACTGCATGTAATAGTAAAACCTCAGAGATGTTAAAACAAATGGAAATTGGTGATTCAATTACATGTAATAAAAAACGCCTTAATTCAATAAAATCTTCGGCTCATTATCACGGAATTCTTTGCGTAACAAGAAAAATAAAAGATAACCTTTATAGATTGTGGAAAATTAAATAATCGCGAACAGGCAGTCATCTGGCTTGTATAAACAATAAAGATGCAGTTGCCTCGATAAAGCTCTTGGAGTGTGGCTTGCAACGAAACACTCCACCTTATTACAAACTTTGCTATACTAATTGGATGTCACATTTAAAGATCATTGACTTCGCATCTAAGCGTCCCGCTCCTACACATCTAGAAGCTAAAGAACGACTAGACAATTTATTCCTAGACTTCGCAACAAGAGGGGCTTCCCCTAAAGAAACGGCGAGCTTAATTTTTACATACGGAGTATGTGAGTTATTAAGTTATTCTGATTCTCCAGAGGAAGGCTTAGATATTATTGATGAAGTTCTAGAGAGTTGCTTTGGTATTAAAAAGAGCGTCAATTCTATCTTTCAAGAGGGTTTTGTCACAGACGACGATACAGAATGACAAAACTATTGGCTTGAAACACTTACTGCGTATGCTTCTGGCGTTTTGGCAGTTTTGTCAAGGAATGGGTCTAAGTGGTAAAAGGGTCGGAACAATTCAACACGGAATGAGTAATATGAAAGGGGGAGTATAAGAATGTATGACAAAACTATATATATACTCTTATTTATATATATTATTACTCTCTACAGCCCTATATTAAAGGCTTCTTACTTTTGTCAAGGTTCTCTGACAAAAGTGTGACAAAACTATTTTATATATGACAAAACTAAAAAAAGAATTAAGAAACAAATTACCGCAATATCTTATAGATTTGCTTGAACGAGAAGATGTAGTAAGATTTGTAAAACGACACCCAGGAGTTAGATTGCTAAATGCCAAACAACAACAACATACGAAAAAAGATTAAGGTCGAGAAAACATTAGAAGAAGGTGTAGAAGATATGCCTATTGAATATGTGAACACAGATGAAAGGAATCTTACTAAGAGACAAAGGCTTCTTGTGTGGAATGCAGTCAATGACCCACAACTTACATGGGCTGAAGCGGCCAAAAAAGCAGGGTATAAGAATCCTATTGTAGTCGGGAGATACATGCACGAGGGTAAGAAATACAATCATGTAAGGTCTGAGTATGAAAGATTAATGTCGGAAGCTAAACAGAAGTTCGAGCTAACCCATGATAAGGCTGTAGAAGACTTATATAGACTTCGGGATGATGCTTGGTCGTCGGGGGCTTATAATGCCGCGATTCAGGCCCAAGGATTACTCTTAAAGGTCGGGGGTCTTATTGTAGATCGTCGGGAAGTATTACACGGCAAGATAGATCAGATGGATAGATCGGAGGTAGAGAGAAGGTTACAACAACTGCTCGGGACTAAAGCCATTGAAAGCAAGTCGGGAACAGTTATTGAGAACAAGTCGGGAGACAAGTAATCGGGATCTAAATGATCGGGGTGTCGGGGATTTAATCGGATCGAACGATAAAGCTATCTTCATAACAATCACTACAAATAACATCATAATACTTGTCTTCAACTTCTCTGCCAAAAGAGTAATCGATAGTTGCTTTAGAACACTTATCACACTCTAATTCTTGACACGACTCACAAGCATATCCGTCTCTATATTCTCCTTCTGTGAAGATAATGTTTCCTTTATCATCTTCAGCTTGATAGTCGGCGTCTGCTGGTATTCTATTTACAAATCTTCCAGAACCAAAAGAAGTGTCTTTATTACAATGCACACAATTATTTCCTATATCCATTAGTCTTGCACCCTTAGTTTGTTTGAATGTTGTTGCCAATAGCTTATAAATTCTTCTAGCCTTTCAATATGTTTGTATATGTTCTTACTATCTTCATAGTAAACTTTATTATCAATCATCTCTTTTATGTGTTCAAAAGACTCATCTATTTCTTTTAAATCATCTTGTAAAAAACCTAATAATCTACTCATCAGTCTTGCTCCCTTAGTTTGTAATCAATCCATAACGAATCTATTAGTTCATG